GGCGACGGCTTCAAGAACCTCGACGAGGCCGACGACTGCCGAACTCGTGGCGTTGGCGGCATCGGACACGAGTTCGGTTACGACCAGCGTGTGGGACAGCGTACTGGCAGCCGTCGCCCCACCGTTGAGTACGGCGTAGGCGTCAATCGTCACTTGGCTGGTGCTGGTGGCACCTTCCGTGATGAGCGGGTACGTACGCCCAACCATGGTCTCGCCGGCGCTGGTGGCGCTCGCTCCGATGACCATTACGCCTTCGGCAGCCGGGCAGTCGGACGTGGCTTCGGCGGAGGCTTCTAGGATTTCACAGTATTCGGTCATGCGATGTTTACCCCCACGAAGGTCGGGTAGACGACCGGCGGCACAGCATCAGGAACGTAGCCAGTGATCTTCTGGATACGCGTCGGATCGTCATGTGGCGCAGTGTCGTAGATGACGCATTCCTCCCCGATGGCGCTGTGCGTAGCTGTGATCTGCTGGTAGTTACCGTAGATGTCGGGGGAGACCATGTCCCACCACGACATTACCCGGTCAACGGACGTGTCGATCTGGATCGGGCCATTATGCCCCTGTGTGACGAGAAAGAGCGCGCTTGACTGCCGGTACGGATAGACTGTGTTGTACCGCTTTTCGAACGTCGGCCACTGATTGACGTAGCCATTTTGCGGCTGCGGGAGCTGCTGGCAGCTCTCGAGCCACGGGCCCTCGTCTGCATACTGCTCGGCGCACTCGGACTCGGGGGCGTAGTAGTGATTGATGACGCGCGGGTTGGGCGGCTGCCAAGCGTCGCCCCACGACACGAACGGGCAGGTAGCGCCGCCTCGGCACCGCAGTCGATCAGGCACTGAGTCCACAATATAGTTGGGGATGGCGAAGAAGTTGGTTTCGCCGTAGGTTCCGCAGACGAACATCGAGTAGATGTTCGGGTCCCTCATGTTGAACTGCCAATCGCGGTGCACGGTCTCGATGGGGTCGGGGGTCGGATCAGCGTTGGGGTCTTCGCTGACGTACTTGCCCTCCCAGTCTGCAGTCGCGAAGTAGAACGCCTCGCGGCTATAGCGCGGGACGATTACCACGCCTGCGATCCGCTCGGAAATGCCCGCCGTATAGGCGTGCTTGTTCGAGAACCCTTTGTACCGGGCCCCGGTAGCCCAGTGGTCCGAGTACCCAGCGAAGAAGTACGCAGCGCCCGGCTTGAAGCCGAGGTCGACGGATTCCAGTGTCTCCTTGGAGTAGCCGATCTGGATCTCGCGGCGGTAGTCGTAGTCGTTCGTGTACATCATCCGGGGGAGCAGGTACTTCTCCCCTTGGACCAGCTCCCACTTGCCAGCAAGCAGGCAGCGACCAAACTCCTTCTCCATCGTGGTGTGGTCGCGATTGAGGTATTCCGGGTTGTGGTAGTAGTTCACCACCTTGAGCGCGTTGCCCACGAAGCACACGAACACGGGGGTGTCGCTGATCGGCGGATTGTCGATGGGCTCGCCCGGCACGCCTTCGATGCTGACGAGTCCTTCGAGCATGGGCTCGTAGACCTTGAACGGCAGGTAGTGCGAGCGCGTACCCGGAGGGCCGGCGGGACTGCAGAACAGCCGGCCCTCTTTCACCTTGACCAAAGTTGCGGAGCCGTTGGCGATAGGCTCACGCGGGGCGCGGCGCGGCTTCAGCGCACCGATCTGGATGTTGAGCTGGAACCACGCCCCGGTCTGGATGTTGTCGTCGCCGATCTTCCGGCCGGTGTTGTGCGCTTCGCGGCCGTCGGGGCTGAAGGCCCAGCCGCAAGCGGAGCTGTAGCCCGAGAAGTCGTAGGCCGGCGACATGGCGGAGGCGGGCAGAAGCTGCAAGATGGTGCCCGCTTTGATGGCTGCGTCGATCTCGTTCTGCCCAAATGGGAAACTCTCACCGGTGGGCAGGTAGCCCAGCTCGTCGAGGGCCCGCACCATGGCGTCGTCTTTACGGTCGCGCGCGGCCTCTTTGAAACCCTTGCTGGTGGAGCGCGGGAAGACGGGCAAGCGCATCGCCAGCACGCCCCGGAAGCTGCTGATCTCAACCAACCATGGCTCCCCGTCGTCAGCGATGTGGATACCGTGGGTGCGGTTGTACTTATAGTCGTACCGCATCTGGACACCGGGGCCGATTACGGATTTGACGTACGCGGAGTCAGGTTGGTCGGACGGAGCGAACGGGTCACGGAACTTGGCGGCCGACATCTTGCCGAGGCCCATGACGATCTGTGCCACCTTGCGCATCGTGCCGGAGTACATGGAAGAGCGCAGCTTGCCGTACTGGTGGAATTTAACCCCTCCACTGAGCCCAGTTTCGTTCTTCAGCTCACTGAGGAAGACGTGTGGCTCCACGCCGAGGCGCGAAACCTGCTGACGCCCCTGCACGAGCTTATCGTTGGGGTGCGATTCAATGCAGTCCGGCGTAGGCGAGAATGACGGGCATACGGGCACGTCGATCTTGCTGCCATCGTTCTTAGTCGCCTTCACGTAGCGCATGGCCATGCTGGCCACAATGCCGGAATAGAAATCTGGCGCTACCGAATACGGGTACTCAGGCTTCTCGTAGGTCTCATCGACCTCGTCGACGCCAACCGAGATACTAATGGTGTTCTGGCCGCTCGCGCACAGGACGTAGATGTACCCGTCCTTCACGTTCTTGGACATGGAGAACGTATTGACTCCGGCGTTCTTGATCAGCTCTTGGCACCGGTACAACAACGCCTTGGCCTCTGGGATGAGAGCCAAGGCGCGCCGCTGATCGCCCTCAAGCCGGATGGATGGGACGCCATCGTACATAGAAGGCTCAGGTGGACGTGAGGGTCACGCGGTATGCGAGATTGAACACGTCGGTGTTGTAGAACGTGCGGGTCGCGCCGAACTTGGTCGCCGAGATGATCTTGCCGGTGACTGCGCCCTTGGTTGCCTCGCTCAGTAGGGCCGCGCCGTTGACCGCCAGCGACGAAGCCGTCGCGATGGTGAAGGCCGCCTTGTTGGCGAGGTTGTCGATCAGCGGGGTGGTCGGGGCGGTGGGCGTCCAGACCTGACGGGTCGACTCGGTGTAGCCCTCGGTTCCCGACGTGATCTCGGACGCAGTGGCCGGGTAACTGGCGGCAGTCAGCGCGGCGAGCGGGGTGTAGTTCGCGGCGTACAGCGACAGGTACCAAGTCGGGAGCTTGGTGCCGTTGTTCAAGCCGACGGACAGGAGATAGATCAAGCCCTCGTCCGGCAGGTTGTTCGGGTCGTAGCGCTCATCCAGACCGTTGACGTCGTGGAAGTAGCCGCCTTCGGCCTGAGCCGCCGCGCGCGCGAAGAGGACGTGGCCGGTGGGGGTGACCTCGTACTGGCGGTTCCGCAGGTAGCGGAGGAATTCACGGGAGTGCTTCACAAGGGCATTGTCGAACATGGGGTATTTCTCCTCTTACGAGATGATGGCGTCGACAGCTGTTCCGAAGGTCGCCGTAGACGTGGAGTTTACAGGAGTGACGAGCTGCTTTCGACCATTGCGCAAGAGGAATGTGGTACGGCCGGAGAGCCCGGCGGGGACCTTGATACGGTCGGGATGCAGCTCTACGGTCGTGCCGCCGGGCATGCCCACGACGTATCCTGACGTACTGAGCCACACCGCGACCGGGGAGTCAACAGGCACGGTCTTCGGGTTGAAGTGCTCGGGCGGCATCATTACGCTGGACCGGTGCACGGCCCGGCAGCTGGAGACTCGGCGCAGCTCGGTTTTGACCGGGTCCTTGCCATTGAGGAACCAGACGCCACGGCTGTCGCCGATGTACATGCCGTCGCCGACGGATTCGATGAAGGAGATGTAGCCGCTGAAGGGCAGCACTCCGTGGGCGGGATTGTGCAGGTGCGGTCGCAGCGGTTCGGAGAAGCGCACGGCTCCGTTGTTGGCGGTGACCAGTCGACCGTTGTGCCAGCAGACCATCTCGCCGGGCGGCATCGGGATCAGGTGCTGGGTGTTGCAGCTGCTGCCCTTGGCGATGTCGGAGATCAGGTACGTCGGGAAGACCGCCGGGGGCGAGGCCACCAAGCGGAGCTGGTCATCGTCGGCACCGGTGACGTAGATGAAGACGGTGCTCTCGAGCCGCTCGGGCAGGTTCGACAGGCGGATGCCGCCGCCATCAGGGAGGTCGATGGTCTGGACAGCACACGCTCCGCTCTCTTCGCCACGGTCGTCGACCACGGTGATTACGACGCCGTACTTGCCGGGCAGCAGCCCGCCTGCGGTCTG